CTTCTGCGTCGATCTCTGCTTGTGTTGGCTCAGTCTGTTCGGAGTCAAGCCACTCTAATTTGTCGTTGGTCAGCACCCAGCAAGCATTGGGGCGTAGCGAAAAAATTGCTTTAGCCTTATCCATATTAAGCCCCTATTTCCATCAACGTAATCGTACAAACAGTTCTTTCTGTTGTTGCGGAAGATGCTGATCGGTTGAGATACCAAGTTGTGCTTCCTGTTCCCCCTATCTGCCATTTATAAGTCGTGGAACTTGTAGTGCTTGGACTATCTAAAAATACCATCGTGGTTGAAAATCCTTCATAAGACGAAACATTCCTGTCGGTCATAAATGCGGTTGCATTTTGTGATGTGCTTCCAGTGCCAATCCCAATCGCAGTGGAATCTCTCATTAATCGCAAAGCACCATCGTAGGTCGAAGAACCATTGACCATAACCTGAATTAAAACTTTGCTTGACGTAGACGATGGGGTTATTGAGAGCGAATTGTTAGAGGGGTCAGAAAAACCGCTAACACTGCTATAAACATTTGCATCAGTTTTAGTTGTAGACACAACTTGCAACACCTTCCCAAACCCTGTCGCTGTCCCGCTGTTCGTGATCGTCGCACCTGATGCAACAGTTAAAGTCCCGCCTGAGGGCAAGGTAAACGTATCGCCAGAGTCTCCTAGCGTAAATGCAGTCCCTGTGGCTGGGCTTACCTTGTTAGTTTTTAGTTCACTGCTCACTTCGGATACCTCGCTGTCGGATCAGCCAGATGCGCTTGGTAATCAGCATCAGCCTCAATCTCAGCCCATGCGGTTTCCAGTTCTGCTTGTGTTGGTTGCGGGTCATCACCGTTCCACTCAATGATTTCATGTGGGGGTGGTGATTGGTTTAGCCGATATTGGTTGGCGTTAAGACCCAAATGATGTATGCAGAGATTGATGTCCATCACGCCTCCTTGTAGATTTCGACGGTGGTGTATTGTTCTGTGGTGAAGTTCGCTTCCGCACCGAAACCATACGAACCCGTGTTATTGCACCGATGCTCTATTGAAAACGCTTTTGCGCCGGAAATTACCACTCTTGTGCTGCCCTCACTTACAGTGACGCTAGAACTAGCGTATAACGGCATACCAACCTCCTCAGTAGAAGTATCAGTAACATTGTACAAACGCGACTGATGATTGTTGACTCCATAGCCGGGGGCTGACCATCGAATCAAATAACTTCCCGCACCCAACGTAAATTGATTTGAGGAAATCGAAACTATCCCATCAGGATCAGCGATTTCAGTATTTAAATCTCTGGTTCGCCATGCGCCGGAAGTGAATGTGCCACCCCCTGTATTCTGAGTTTTCTGATCTGCGATGATGGCGTAGGATGAGAACAAGCCGAAGCCTGTCGCAGTTCCACTGTTCGTGATCGTCGCACCTGATGCTACTGCAAGAGTTGCTCCAGAAGGAACTGTTACAGTGTCACCACTGGCTCCCATAGTCAGGGCTGTTCCAGTTTCTGGTTCCCATGTGTTTACATTTATCTTACTCATACAACCACCAATGTACCAGTTACAGTGACGGTTCCTGTCAGAGTAACTGGCCCTGCAAGCACGGCTGATTCGATAGTGTGATCTCCATCAACAGTAGCCTGATGAATGAAAAACCCATCCTTTGCGGGTTCCTGCCCTATGTATTGGTTTCCATTAACTACTTCAGCCATGATTCCTCCTACGTAGAAATGCTATCTACATACGAAACCCACACATCAAGAGATGAGCCTGTATTTGATTTAATCTTTAGAACGTCAGTTGCCTGAATAACAATTTTTGCTCCGCCTTGAATAAGTTCTACTGAAGAACTTGGCGGAATTGTTAGACTTTTGCAAATATGATAGTCCGTTCCTGATCCTGTTTTGTCGATGTAGCAATCGCAGGTAACAGCAGAAGTCAAAATATTAGTAACACGAATTCCAATTAGAGCATCGTCAGAATTGCTCGTCACTAAATCTGTTTCGGATGTACCTACGGCTGACGCAGATGCTCGTTCAAAATCCTGTGCCATTATAATCCCCTATAAAGCAATAGCCATAGCAACTGCAAAACCGGGGCTTGCAACGGTTCCCCATGAAGTATCAGTGCCATCGTTGGTTAAATATTTACCCGACTGTCCAGAAACATTAGGAACAATAGCGGTAGTCGAAGAAGAAGGAAAACTATTCTTTAGAACTGTTTTTACCATTCGGAGATGATCATCCCCCTCACTAACAGGGTCAGATGCAGTGGGGTTTGTATCAACTAATTGAGTTACCCATGAAGCAGTTTCTAATGCCATGATTCCTCCTACGTAAGTTCAAATATACCGTTAGAACTAGGAGTAACGGTAAGTGTATTGTTTTGGGTTAGGTTAAACTGGGAAGTAGTAAGTCGTGACCAACATACCAACTTACCTCCCGCTTGGTAGATGACGGCATACTTGACGTTGTTAACATCGCCTCCAGTTGCAGTCCATACACAAGCCGTAGAATCAAACCGATACTTGTTCGTAGCGGCAGATGCCCATGTACGAGCAGTAACTGATTTACCGCCTGTAGCGTAACCATTTCCATTAGCCACTTCGTTTGCAAGAGAGGCTTGTGTAGATAATGCTACGTTATTAACATTAGCACTAGCCGCGCTTGTATGAAGGGCCATGTAAAACCCAGTCCCAGTGCCGTCTAGGTCAAACTGTCCGTTGCCTAGATACTCTCTGAAACTATTGTAAAAACTCCATGCTGTAGCCGCCATTTAAGCCGCCTCCTTTAACGATTCTGGATTTTTGATAATGTGTGATATAAGTCCATCACCATGAACTATAAGGTCATAGTTTGATCCAGTAGCGCCAACTAACTGAATAAACTCTTTTGCTTGATGATAATGGGCTACAGTACATCTGAATTGCTTCCCACCTACAACCAAATCTATCTCTTGCTCTTTGTCATTCTCTGGCTGTTCATAAGCGTGGTGGTGATCCATGATACAACTATCGAATCCAAACACCTCAAACTTGTGAAAGCCCAGTATCCTAAGTAGATGTAACGCTCTTAAAGTTACTGTAGAACCCCCCATAATGGGAAAGAAGTCTATGTACTCTTTTCCGTATTGCTCTTGAAGAATATCAATATTCTCTTCTTGTGTATCGCAATGCCACAACCAAACATTCCTATCCTTAAGTTTTTTAAATACTTCAGGATGGCACTGGGATGCTATAAGATATTTACAGTCATCTCTAACTGGATCAATAAACCTATGGTTGAACTCTCTGCTGTCTAGCATCACAAAAGCAGAAGGATCAACCCCTCTTTCAATGCAATACTTATAAGTTCCATTTACCGTGATAATTGGAACGCCATCTTTCTTTCTCTTTTCAACAATGTGAAAAGTATCCTTTAAAGAAGGGCCTCCTGTAACTAAACAAACTTCACGATGCCATTGAGTTTCGTGAGGGGTTACTTGGTTTAGTCCAAGAGAAATATTATGTTTTATATTTTTCCTAATTTCTTCTTGGTCGGCGTTTACTGCAACAAATATATCTGGAACAGGTGTAAGTATCTGTACAGCAGGAGGGTATCCTTTAAATCCGCTCAAGTACCAAACTCCAATCTCAGTTCAAGGCCATTAGCCGCAGTTGTCGAGCCAATCTGGTCAATATCAAATCTAATAACATTTCCGTCGTTTACATTATCAGTAGATGTATTAATAACGGCAGGCGTAGCGGCAGTGCTTGAATCATTCTCTCCCGCATCAATGGTAAGCAATGTACTTAACATATCCTGACCTTTGCTTTCATTATGAACCTGAATGTTTGTTGTTGATCCAGTTGCAGTAGTGTAAACATGCCCACCAATTGATTTCAAATTTAGTCCTTCAAAGTTTGAGGGAAGAACAATCCTCGCTATGCCATCCCCAACATAAGTTGGAAGAGTGTCTGCAATAACTTTAATTACTAATGACCTGTTAAAAAAAATTGTATCATTAGCAAGAATCTTTTTATTCTGGCTAGTGCTTGCGTCGTATATAGCAATGTAATCAGCATTAGCATCCATAGTGCCAGTAGTATTAAGGTTATTGATAACCTCTAACTTATCATTGTTAAGATTAGTTAAGTTGCTATCCATCTCTGTAAATGATAATGGACTACCTTTTGTGTCTCTTAATGTAATTGTTGCCATTAGAATTCTACCTTATACATAGCCATTATTTTATCTTCTGAGTATCTTAGATTGTAACCGCCTGATTTAAATCCCAGTTCGTAGCCGTTATCATCTGCGTATAGTTGGAACATTTCTGATGACATGTCATCGTTATTTAACATTACGAAGAGGGTGACTGCGGCGATCCCAGAAACGATCAACTCTTTCTCGTACTCCTGATACCACTC